AACAGCAAGTGTTTCTTCTGGTGTTGTTTCTTCTTTACCAGTAACAGGCGACACAATCACATATTCAGGCGGTTCTAGTTCAGGGCAATCAATTGGAATAACTTCAGTAGCAGGCGGAACAATAACATTAAGCCCCGGCGCAGCGGGTTCAAGCGTAACAGGTTCAATAACAAGTTCTATCGAAATCGAATAATGCGGCGCTTATTTATAAGCCTTTTTTTATTATCAAGTTCGCCCTGTTTTGCTATTCCCGTAATTCCAAATTTTTCTGCGGGTAGTAGTATAAGTCGAACAACTAGTTCTCAAAGTACGCGGGAAATTATTCAATCTTATTCTTATTCTACGGGTTACCAGTACACAACAGGCGGTTCAAATATCGAAGCGGTCACGGCAGGCGGTTCAATCAGCCCTGAAGCTATTGCAGGGGCTACTCAAACAATTAACGGCGTAACATCAACAACAACAGGAATAAATTTGACTACAAAACCACAATGGAAGCAAACAACAGCGGGCGCGGCAACGCAATTTCACGAATCTTATATTGGGCCGGGGCTAAATTCTTATGTCCATATAGACCGCACCATTGAAGTCCAATCTGTAACTGAATCAACGTCCACGTTTACGCAATGATAAAAAAAATTAAGATAGCAGGCGCAATATTATTCTTTTCTGTTCAGTTTCCAAGTTATGCCAACACCAATATGACAAATAATCCGGTCAGTAATAGTTCTGGAAGCGTTA